TCAACCTATGGATATGAAAGCATAGCAACTAAATTTTGGATAACTTATCTTCGGAAGTCTGGAGTTGATATTAGAGCAGATGAAAGCGACACAGATGTAATAAAAAGAGAAGTAAAAGATTTTCTTAAAAGTGGTGATTTTGAGCGAGAATTGGCAAAAGATCCTTTTGTGGATTGGTTCAAAATAAAAACTTCTGTTGAAACAAAGTATAAAGAAGGACTAGACGAAGTAAACAAAATGCACAGAAAAATTATAACCTATAAAGTAATTCCGTACAAAATCCATGTTTTAAAATTCATTAAACCAGGAGTTTACATGAACGCTAAAGATCTAAGGAAGCAAGTTTACAAAAGTTACAATTATTTGTATACAGGAGCAAATCACGATATACAAAATTTACGTATTAATTATAAAGCGGCATATTATCAACGAAATACTATACCTGTTAAAAAACTTAACAAAGGTGGCTTTTCTAAAATTGTAAGTGGTATCATAGCAAGAATAAAAGGACAAGAAGATGTAGCCAAAAACGATACTGCTATGCTACGGTCTTATCCAAGTATAGTTGCAGGAAGAAATGTTGTTAGTACCGAACAACAAGGTGACGAAGGCAAAGAAGCATTAAAACAAGATTTTTATGATGTTTTAACTAATCCTATTGCTGATATGATGAGAATTGAAATGGAAATACTAGGAGACCCTGCGTATATTTGTCAAGATCAGTTCATACCATTGGACAGAGATGGCAATCAACATAATAAAAGTAAAGAAAAATTTGATAATACGTTAGGATGTTTTAATGCAGATAATCACACACCGTTAATAGAATTGATTTATGCATTACCAGATGACATAAATGAAAAAACTGGATTGATGTTTGAAAGTAAAGATACTGTGGAAGAAAATTTGTTTTTTGCTGGAATTTATCAAGTGGTTAAAATTGAAAGCAAAATTGAGTCTGGCCAGTTTATACAAAATTTAACTTGCGTGAGGCTAAACAATCAACAAGGTGTAGGAGCAGAAGCCAAACTTATAAGTTTTTTAGATGAAACACAAGTTAATGCTAAAGACAAAACATTCAACCTAGGCAGATGGAACCAGATGCAAGATGAGTATAAAATTGACAATATAACAACTTTCAGCGAAGCTGAATATCAGAAAAATAAACTTGAAAAAAAATTAAAAATAAAAGCGTCGAAATTAAAAGATAGTTTGATAAAATAGAAATAAAATATGAGTTTTGTAGACACACACGATAACCAAAAGAATTACAATCAAAAATTTGCAGGAACAGATTCGGGTCCTTACATAGGAATTGTTAAATTTACTGATGATCCATTAAAGCAAGGAAGACTAGGTGTTAATATCCCTGATCTATCAAAAACTAATAAACCGACTTTAGAAAACATAATTTGGTGTCAGTACCTTTCACCGTTCTATGGTGCCAAAAGTTTGGAAGCAACAAGTAAAAGTGATGCTAATGATTATAAAAGTACACAACACAGTTACGGTTTTTGGGCAGTACCACCAGACATAGACACAGAAGTAATGGTTATCTTTGCCAAAGGTGAGGCCAATAGAAGAAGTGCATTTTGGATTGGGTGCATTCAGCAACCATTAACGAATCATCAAGTACCAGGTTATGCCGCATCAAGTAACAATATCGATGACCAATCATCTGGTAGGGAAAAGGGGGCACAGTCCGCGGCCACCGGTAAAAGAACAAACTATGACACAAACTTTTTACCTGTAGGTGAAAAAAACAGAGCAATGATTGAAAATGCTCAAACAGCAAGTTTTGCCAACAGTATTAGATATCCTATAAATGATATACTTGCAGAGCAGTTAGTAGAGCAAGGATTAATCAAAGATGATATACGGGGAACAACCAGCAGTTCTGCACGTAGAGAATCACCAAGTCAAGTTTTTGGCATCAGCACACCAGGTAGAATAAGAGCAGACTCTAGAACACGTAATATCGGAGTTGAAGGAGCACCTATAAAACCAGACAGAATGCCCGGACACAGTTTTGTAATGGATGATGGAGATGTTAATAGTAACAATCAATTGACAAGATTAAGAACAGCATCAGGTCACCAATTATTAATGCATGACACACACGGAGTTGTTTACATAGCAAACGGATCAGGAAATAGTTGGCTTGAAATGTCACCTGATGGAAAAATTTTAATTTATGCTCAAGATGGATTTAATCTTAGATCAGATGGAAACTTTGATCTTCACTCAGGCGGAGACATAAACTTCCATGCCAAAAATAGCATTAAGTTTCACGCAGAAGTTGATTTAATTAACAGTGCCAATTACATAATAAACAGAGGAGTAAATGGAATTGCCAATGCGGCTCCTAAGGGTGGTATAAGCAGTTGGGCAGGTATGGGTGGAATTTCGTCATTTGGAGCAACAGGACAAAATCATGGCGCTGGTGGACAAATTCATTTAGCAGGAGCAGAAGTACACTTTAATTCAACAAGTGCAACTCCAGATTGGGGACCAAACTGGTTGAAAGATCTATCAGCCACTGGCATAGTTGAAGATAATTCGCAGAATGATGTTAACATTTATAACGTAGATGATGAAAAAATAACAGTAGGTACAAACTCAATCTTAAAAGCAAATACTAAGAAAACAAAAACAACTGTACCAAATCTTGTTACACATGAACCATTTACAAGAGCACCATCTGGTATAACTGAAAATATTTCCGAATGGCAAAATCCTAAAGAATGGAAAAAATTATCAGAAACGCCAGGCACATTAGAATATTACGCACAACAAAACAGAAAATCACCTATTGAGTATATTAAACAGTTACAATTTTTAACAGATTCTAAAAAATTTCTTGCAGACAAAGGTGGTAAGCCACCTCCAGGTCATCCAGAATATAATAAGACTGCAGGAACTATAGGTAATATTAATCTTACTAAAGCAAAAGAATTGTCTGACGCATTTACTAAAAATTACAACAAAGTGTACAACGTTAAATCTGTAGTTGAAAATTTATCAAGAGATAACATTAAAAATTTATTAATAACAAAAGTTACTGCTGGAAGAGTAACAAGTATTGCAAGTATTGCCTCTACTGCAAAAGGTTTTCTTTTAGGAAAATCATCAGCAAGTAATGTACCACCGTCAATGAGAGGCACTTTACGAGGAAATATTATGCAAGTAGGAGCGAGAATTAAATCAGGAATATCTAAGGTATTCAGTAGTTTTTTTAGTAAAAAATAAATATACTTATTATGGCATACGAACCAGAGACAATACAAAATTTAGGTAACTCATCAGTTACATTCAAAGGATTTTCATCAAGAGCCGAAAGGCAGAACTTTAAGGTTTATGATTTTGAGTGTGCTAAACAGGATCTCATAAACCGTTTGTCGGTACGGAAGGGCGAAAGAGTTGAAAATCCTGAGTTTGGCACAATAATATATGATGCACTGTTCGAACCTCTTACAGAGGCATTAAAAAATCAAATAACTGAGGATATTACGAAAAATTTGAATGCAGATCCTCGTATTGCTACTGAAGAAATCTTAGTGCAAGAAGCAGAGCACGGTATAGCCATACAGGCTACAATTACGTATGTGCCATTGAATATTACGGAAAAATTACGTTTCTCTTTTGATGAAAACGCATTACTTCGCCTATCTTAATATACGCATATAATTAATACTATAAATATTGTTATTAAAGTATTATGGCCACAACAGATAGACAAAACAGATTACTAGTAGCCGAGGATTGGCGTAAGATTTATCAATCATTCCAACAGGCAGATTTCAAATCCTACGATTTTGAAACACTTCGTAGAACAATGGTGGCTTACCTTAAAGAAAATTACCCAGATGATTTTAATGACTTTGTAGAAAGTTCAGAATATATTGCACTTATTGATTTAATTGCCTATATTGCTCAAGCACTTTCATTCAGAGTAGATTTAAATGCTAGAGAAAACTTCCTACAAACAGCAGAAAGAAGAAATTCAGTTTTAAGATTAGCAAGATTAATTAATTACAATGCACACAGAAACAGACCTGCAACTGGACTTTTAAAAATTGATGCAATATCTACAACACAAGATGTAAACGATAGTTCAGGAACAAATTTAGCCAACACAAATATAATATGGAACGATTCTTCTAACTCAAATTATAGAGAACAATTTACAGCAATTTTAAATGCGGCAAATGAATCAGGACAACTATTTGGTGATCCAAGAGAAAAAAATTCAATTGGCGGAATAGATACAGAAGTATATACAATATCTTCAAATCAAACAGACTTGCCAATATTTCAGTTTAACTCATCAATTGGTGGAATAGCAAGATCGTTTGAAATAGTGCCAAGTACTATAGAAGGTTCAGAATCCATACACGAATCAACACCAATAAACGGAACAGGAATTACGTATTGTTATAGAAGTGATGGAGCAGGAGACAATTCAAATAATACAGGATTTTTCTTTTTGTTTAAACAAGGAACAATGCAACAAAATGATTTTAATGTTCTTTCAGCAACTACAAATTATGTTAAACCAATAAATGCATCAAACATAAACGACACTGACTTATGGTTGTTTAAATTAGATCAGTTTGGCCAGATAGCAGAGGAATGGAAAAGTGTTCCTTCACTAGCAGGAAATAATGCAATTTATAATAGTTTGTCAAAAGACGAAAGAAACATTTATAATGTTATTACAAAAAACAACGACCAGGTAGATTTAGTTTTTGGAGATGGAACTTTTAGTAATTTACCTTTAGGTAGTTTTAGAGCATATTACAGAGTAAGTGATAATGCCAAATATGCTATTCAACCTAGCGATATGCAAAATGTTCAAATTAACATTCCTTATGTTGATGTTAACGGTGGTCAACAAACACTAGTAGTTAATATGAGTCTTAAAGCATCTGTTTATAATGCGGCGGCAACTGAATCAAATTCTTCAATTAGAGAAAAAGCACCTCAAGTTTATTATTCACAAAACAGAATGATAACAGCAGAAGATTATCAAGTTGTACCTTTATCAGCATCACAAGAAATTGTTAAAGTAAGATCAGTGAATAGAGCGGCGTCAGGAATATCTAGAGCAAAAGAAATTTTAGATCCAACAGGAGCATATTCTAATATTTCAGTATTTGCCGATGACGGAATATTATATAGAGAAGAATCAACGCAACAATTTACATTTACTTTTAGTAATAGAAACGAAATTCAAAACATACTTGATTTAAAAATGGAAGGAAAATTAAAAGAGTCTTATGCAAGACAATTTTATTATCAAAAATATGGTACAAAAGATTTAAGTTCGTTGAGTGCAACATGGAATTCAACAACAACAACAACAAATACAAATACAGGTTACTTTACTGCTGGTGGCCCGTTATTAACAGGCGAGTTTGCAACATCAAACTTAAAATTTGCCAAACCAGGAGCATTAATAAAATTTACTTCTTCGGATACAAGAGAATTTTTAAACAATACTTTAGTAACAGCAGGAACTGATAATGCTGAAGATAGGATGTGGACGAAAGTTGGTGCAGTAGTAGGCGATGGTGCAAATGCTGGTGTAGGAAATTTAGAAACCGGAGTAGGACCAGTAACATTATCAAATATAATTCCAGATGGGTCTGTAATTAATGCAGTAATTCCTAACTTTACTTTAAATTTTAGTACAGAGTTAGATACAGATATCAAAGATAGAGTAGAAGGTTACGAAGAATTTGGAGTTAGATACGACGAAACGTCAGAAACTTGGAAAGTAATAACATCTGCAAATGTAAGTGTAAGTTCAGTGTTTAGTTTAAACAATGCTGGCGATACTACAAGTACAAACTTAGATGCTAGTTGGTGGTTTAAATTTACAAATGACGGCAACACGTACACAGTTACATATAGAAAATTAGATTATATTTTTGAATCAGACGCACAAAATAAATTTCATTATGATTCGCAAGAAAAAATTTACGATTATAAAACAGGAAAAACTGTAAAAGATACTGTAAAAATACTTAAAACAAATAGTCTTGTATCTACAGGTAGTAGTATTGGTTATCCTATTATTTGGCAAGTTGTTGATACTGTAACAGAAGCAGACGGATTTAAAGACAACAGAAAAGTTAAAGTTGGCTTTCATGATGATGATGATGACAATGTTGTAGATAATCCAGAATTATTTGACATATATGTTGAACCAACGCTGGTAGAATCATCAAAATTTGTTTTCTTTGAAAAATATATATCATATGATAATATTGAAAGATACAAACCGTATGCGGCAACAAATTTTGTTGTAACACAAAACGAAATAGATATTAATTTAAACGCAACGACTTACACAGACGGCCAATTGTTTTACTTTTATGACAGTTCAGAAGATGTTGTTAAAAAATATAGTTCAACTACAAACACTTTAAGCACAACAACAGACTATCAAGCAAGACGTGGAAGAAGTTCAATAGCATTTCAATACAAACATAATGCTGGACAAGAAACAAGAATTGATCCAAGTGTATCAAATATTATTGATGTATATTTGTTAGAAAGAACATATGACAATTTATATAGAATATGGTTGCAAGATGGTGGAGAAAAACCAACAACGTCAACTAGTGATCAATTAAGAATAAGTTATGCTGGAATTTTAAATCCTTTAAAAGCATTAAGTGACCAAGTAATTTATCATCCAGTAAAATATAAAATTTTATTTGGTACAAATGCCGAAGAACAATTACAAGCAACGTTTAAAGTTGTTAAAAATCCTAATGTAAAAACAACAGATGCAGTTATAAAAACAAAAGTAATTCAAGCAGTAAATGATTTTTTTGCATTAGATAATTGGGATTTTGGAGACAGTTTTTATTTTACAGAGTTAGCCGCTTTTGTACACAACCAACTAGCACCGGATTTATTGACAGTTGTTATTGTACCAAATCAGTCAGGACAAGTTTTTGGGTCTTTGTTCCAGATCGATTCAGCGGCAGACGAAATATTCATTAGTGGGGCCACTGTTAATGATGTATCAATTATATCAGCATTAGGTGCCAACCAATTGGCGGCATCTGGTACTGTTGTTACAAGTACATCAACCGCTTCAACGAACACAACAACAGGTTCAGCAGTGTCAGGTTCTACTACATCAGGTTCCGGTTCAAGTACCGGCAGTAGTGGGGCAGGATACTAATGGCAGATAAACCAGTAAATTCATTAACAAATCAGGAAGTTGTAAAACAAGGCAATAACGAACTTCGTAGAACTGTTCAGCATTTACCTGCTTTTTATAGAACAGATACAAACGAAAGATTTTTATCTAGCACACTTGATCCGTTAGTACAAAAAGGTTCATTAGAAAGATTAGATGGATACATTGGAAGACAAGATGCTTATACAAGAAAAATTACAGACAGATATATTGATGCTACTAGCAGAGATAGATTTGCTTATCAGTTAGAACCAACTGTAACTTACACAGACAAAGATACAACTAGTACTAATCCAGAAGACCAAGTTAAATTTACAGGAACATATGACGATTACATTAATCAAGTAAAATATTTTGGTGGTAAAGTTGATAACCATGATAGATTAAACAAAGAAAAAATTTATAGTTGGAATCCAGCAATTGATTATGACAAGTTAATCAATTATAGAGAATACTATTGGATGCCGATTGGACCAAACGCAATAGAAATTGACGGAGTAGGTACAGGCGCAGTAGCAGAATATAACGTTGAAGCATGGCCAGATGATGGCAGTTCCACAAGATCATATAATTTCCCTCACAGAGAAAATGAGAGAAATCCAATGTTAACACTTTATAGAGGTAACACTTACAAGTTTAATATGAAAGCTGAAGGACATCCATTCTGGATAATGACTGAACCATATAAAGATCAAGTAGCGGCAGACGGATCAACATCTACTTTATACACAACAGGTGTAACAAACAACGGCGTTGATAAAAATACAGTTACATTTACAGTACCAACAGGTGCACCAGATACACTATATTATCAGTGCGGAAACCATGACGATATGTATGGTATATTACAAATTAAAACTGTCGATTCAATAGCAAAGATTAATCCTGAAAACGATATTATTGGAGTTAAAAATTATTCTTTACGAACATTAGATCTTTCAAATGGAATGAAAGTAAAATTTACAAATTCTAAAGTTGCAACAGCATACCAAGATAAAGAATATTATGTTGAAGGAGTTGGAGATTCAATTACGTTAACAGATGTAAGTAATTTAATTACGCCTTCTAGTTATGCAACAGAAACAACAATTCTATATGATAGTGTTTCGTACGATACTAGACCTTATGCAAAAGCATTTTATAGACCAGAGACTAAAGATTACATAACAATTAAAAGAGATAGTTTAGATCAAAACTCTTGGTCCAGATACAATAGATGGTTTCATAAATCAGTTTGTGAAAGAACAGCCGAGGTTTTAGGATACACGCCAACGTTAGACGAAGATGATAGAGCAAAAAGACCTATTATAGAATTTGATTCTGGACTAGCACTTTATAATCACGGAACAGTAGCAAAAGCATCAGTAACTTTATTTGATGAAGTTACTACAGATGCATTTAGTAATGTAGTGAATCAACCTGGTTATATTGTTGACGGTGTACCGCTTGAAGATGGAATGCGTGTAATATTTTCATCAGATACTGACAAAATTGTAAAAAATAAAATTTATACAGTTAATTTTGTAACAGCAAGTGATAGTACTCAAGTAATTGCTCTTACAGAAGCCACAGATGCAACGCCACTAAATGACGAAAGTATATTTGTAGAATTAGGAACAAACAATCAAGGTAATACTTATTATTATAATAAAGCAAGTACACAATGGAAATTAGCACAGGCAAAAACTGGTATAAATCAGCAACCATTGTTTGGTATGTATGACGAGACACATACATCTTTCGATGACTCAACAACATATCCAAACTCATCTTTCACCGGTGCAAAAGTCTTTGCGTATGCAACGTCAGACACAGCAACTACGGACACAGTATTAGGGATCAAAGTAAAATACAACACCATAAACAATGTTGGAGACATAGTGTTTGACTCTGATCACACATCAGGCACGTTCACATACAAATCTGGCACAACAACTGTAACTGAAAATCTGGCAGGAGGACACCTTCACTATACAACAGGGAGAACCACGCACAACTCTAGGAGTGCCTGGATAGCAAGAACAAATGAGAGCAAACAGAGAGTTATACGTACATTTATTGTAGACAAGACAGAAAAAAGATTATTTCCAATTGACTTTTTTAAAGATTCGGCATCATTAACAGATCTTGAAATTAATGTCAAAGTAAATGGCATAAGAAAAACAATTACAACAGATTACACTATTGTTGATGGAACAACAAACAAATATGTTTTCTTTAATAAAGATTTAATAGCAGATGATCAAATTACAATTGCAGGGTGGAGTTCTGCAGATAAAGTTGCTGACAAAGGAATTTACGAATTACCGCAAAACTTATCTATAAATGGATTGAATGCTCAACTAGGAACTTTTACATTTGGTCAAGTTTTAGGCCATGTACAAGATATCTTAGACAGGGATCAAGAAGTAACAGGAGCCATTCCTGGAACGAGTAACTTACGAGACAAACCAGATGCAAGATTAAAAGGTGGTACAATTCAACAACACGAAGGATCATTAGTTCCTGCTGTATTTGGATTAATTGATCAAAATACAAACTTAATGACAGCAACTGATTATGTAAACAGAGAATATGAAAAATGGTATAATTCATTTTTAACATATGCAACAGGTACAGTATATGAAGGTGTAGCAAGAGACAGAGTTGATGAAATTATATCAGGAATAGGTAGTGGACGTAGTAATACATTTCCGTTCTTTTACGAGGACATGGTAGGATGGGGAGAAAATGTTTCTGCAAGATCCCACACAGTTAGAGATGCAGACGAAAAAGAGTATGCATTAGATTCTCAACATAGTATAACAACTATAAGCAATAGAGCAGTGTACGTATATCTAAATGATGTGCAATTAATTTTAGGTACAGACTACACATTTAGTACAGCAGACGATAGTATTAATATATCAAAAACACTTGCTGAAGGAGACAAGATAATAGTTAAGGATTATCCTGACACAACTGGAAGTTATATTCCACCTACTCCTACTAAACTTGGATTGTATCCAAAGTTTAAACC